GCGAGACGCATATCCGTTTGGATTAGGCGGTCACGAGGATCTCGGCCTGGGTGTCGTCGCCGACCGCGGCGCCGAACATGATGTCGTACGACGCCATGTGGCTGCGAGTCGCACGGCTGTACCAGACAGACAACAAGCAGCTCAGGCCGTTGTTGGTGGTGACCGTGCGCTGCTCGACAAACTCGCCGGCGATCATTCCGATCGGAAGGCCAGCGGCGATGGCGATGGCATCAGGGCCGCAAACGAATCCGACCGTGTTGGCGGTCGCGGAGGTCCAGCGGTTGTTTTCGGCGATCACATCGAAGCCGAAACGGCCGTTGTTGAGGGGGCCGTAGCGGCTGTCGGGCATAGCCACGGTGCCGGCGGAGGCAGTGCTTTGGCCGGAGAACTGGATGCGGGCCAAGTGGCCACCGTCCAAGATGAGGTTCTTGCTCCGGTAGTTCTTGGCAAGGGCGAGGATCTGAGGCAGATCGGAGCTGTCGAAGTTGGCCGCGGTGCCGATGATGCCGGCGCCGGCGGCGGGCGTGCCGTAGTTCGCGGAAGTCATCAGCGCGGTCAGCTTGTCGCTGATGCCGTAGGCGAACAGGTCAGCAGAACCAGCAGCCAGGTCAGCCAGGCTGAAGCCCTGGTTGAGCTCCTGCTGAGTCACGGTGAAGTTCTTGGAGATCTGCTGCACAGTCACCTGAACGTTGTCCAAGGTGCTGTCGTTGTTGGTTTCCCAGTTCGTCGGGTTGGTCTGGGCAGCGGTGCCGGTGCTGTACTTCTTGACCTGCACACGGGCCTGAGGGCGGAGGTTGTCGAGGCCGACGTTCCGGGAGAACGCGGAGACCAAGGCCAAACGAGTGGCGGCCACGGTGATCACGGCATCGGCGAGATAGTCGACAACCAAGCTGCCGGCGAACGTGTTGGCGTTCTGGGGAGCGTGAATGGCGCTCTGGCGCAACAGCTCGCTGTGGTTGGAGATCAACCAGGAGCGGCGGTCGGCACCGGCCTGCATCTTCTTGTGAGCCTCAAGCAACGGGTTGCCGAGGTTCTCGATGCGAACCGGGGCGATGGGCTCCGGAGCCGGGGCGGCGGTGATGGTCTTGGCGCTGATGGCAGCGGCAACGGCCTTGGCGACGATGGCGTCGATGTCGAGGGCGGTCGGCGCACTAGGAGCGGCCGCCACCACGGTGTTGGATTCAGTCATGTTGTGTGGTGTCTGCTGTGATGTCGGCGCGGTTGTCGCGCCATCTTCGGAGGCGGAAGTGCCTGCCGTAGAAATTTTATCGTCCGGAGATTCTTCCGGTGTTTCGCCCTCCTCGATTTCGAGCTGGGCATAGAGGGCCTTGAACCAGTCACGGCCGGCGGCGCCGCCCCACAGATTGGCTGACACGTCTGCCGGGCTGTTGGGCTCGGCTTCAAGGAAGCGCTCATTACGCGCCCACCATGCGTTCGCCTTCTGGATCTTGGCCTCGTTAGGGGCTTCACCGGCCACCAAGGCCTCGGCCTCTAAGACGGTCTGCTTCTCAAGGCCATCACCGGCGAGACCTTCGGCATACTGCTCAAGGCCGCGGCGGAGGTTGTTTCGGACGGTCTCCGGGGCGGTCTTGGTGACGGCCCGAGGATGCCAGCAGGCTGCCATGGCGAGCTGCTCGGTCGAGCGTTGAGCCAGTCCAAACTGGATGGCTTCCTGGGCGGTAAACCAAGTTTCAGCCTTCATGGCTGCCCGGATCTGCGAAGTCGGTTTTCCGGTGGCCTTGGCGTAGATCGAAGCCAGAACCTCGGCGTGTTGGTCCAAGGCGTCGGCCATCTTCCGCATATCCTCTGAGGTGCCTGCCACCATTCCGGAGGGGTCGTGAATCATGAACAGAGACGCTTCGGCCATCTCAACCGTATCGCCGGCCAGGGCGATGATTGAAGCAATCGAGGCAGCAATGCCGACCACCCGGGTGGTGACAGGCGCCTGCCGGCCTCGGAGCATATTGTAGATGCTCAGGCCGTCCCAGACGTTGCCGCCGGGGCTGTTGATCTCGACCACAAGCGGGCCTTGCCCGATATCCTGCAGGGTTTGGCTGAAGGCCTTGGCAGACACACCGGAGCCTCCGAACCAGTCCTCACCGATTTGGTCGAAGATCTGGATGGTGGCGGGCTCCATGGCCGAGGCCCGCGGCTGGTAGGAAAGCCAGTTGTTGATCTTGGTCATTCTGATTTCTTGGCTCTGGGTTTCCGTTTCTTGGCCACAGCAACCACCTCTTGGATGGGTTGGGCTGGGATCTCCTCGGGCATTGTCCCAGAGGGCTCTGCCTCGGCAGCCATCTCGGCTGGCTCGGGCGCGATAGGCTGCTTCTGGGCGGTCGAGATCTCGGAGACGTCGATGCCGTACTTCAGGGCCAGATCCCGGATGTGCTTGGCCTGCTGTGCCTTGGCCTCGAGGGCCGAGCGCCAGTCGATGCCTCGGGCGCCGTAGATCTCGTCGTAGGTGGTAACACCAGCGCCGAGTTCTGCGAGCTGTGCAGCAGAGTTGCGGCCCACGTCGACGTTGGGAGCCCGGGGTGCCTGGATAGCGACCTCGTACCAGTCGTCAGGTGAGTCTCGCAGGGTGGGATCGGTACGGATGGCGTATTCCATCACATATTCCCAGATCCTACGGGCGGCCGAGGCCATAACCTGGTGACGGCTCCGGAACCACACTGACGACATATCGAGGGCGCCGCGGTAGACCGTGCCCTGCATCCCTTCCGGGAACACCAGGACGTAGGGGATGCCGACGCCGGCACAGACCTTCTCGGTCAGGCTTCGCCAGTATTCCCTCATGTTGACGTTGGGGCGGTCGGCTTGGAACTGCTCGAACTCGTCCCCGGACTTCAGCACCTTGACCGTGCTGCCAAATACGTTCTCGTAGTAGGTCTGGGCGGTGCCCTGACTTCCAACCACACCAGAACGGAGACTGCTGGCCTGCACCTCACCGGAACTGGTCTTGATCACCTGGGCCACGCTGGAGGCGAGCTTGCAGGATTCCATTTCCAGCTTCTGAAGGTCGTCCAGGTCGTGCAGGTCGTTAATGACGCACGCCACGAATGGCAGGCCACGGAGCTGGCCGGCACGCTGGGCCTCGTAGATGTGGACGATGGAGTCGGAAGATATTGACCGGATCTCGGTGAGTTGGCCTTGGTTCGTTTCCTGCCCAATAAAGTAGGAAAGAGCGCGGCCTGTTTTGGTATCAAACCGGACTCCATCGAAGATGTCCGGAGATTGCTCCTGGCCGGTAGGTGTCGCCACCTGTTGAGGCTCAATGAGCTGCAGACGGGGGCGGCCCGAGTCTCCCTTGGTCAGCAGAAGGAAAGATTCGCCATCGTAGAACCATCCACGGGCGGCCAGGCTCATCAGAGTTCCGAAAGACTGCCGGGATCCGATGTCAGGGTAGCGGCTCCAGGTATCCCACCATTTCTTCGCTCGGAGATTCCAGTCGGGATTCGAGGAAGCCGG